TGCCCGCCAACCCTTCAACTACCGCGCCGCCACCAGTCTTTCTGAACTCCCGCAAATCCGTCTGCTCCTCTGGGCCGCGCCCAACGGGCGAGCCAGCGAACAGCGCTTGAGCGAGTGCTCGGAGGACCTCAGGATCCACTTACAGCCCCAGCAGCTCGGCTACTTGATCAGCTCCCTGCGCGAACGGGCCGGAGCCCTGCGGGCCTCCAGCGGGAGCGGTAGCGAACCCACCAGCACCGGGAACTGCACCCGGCGCGCCTTCAGCTTCTGGCTGCTCTGCCGGTCCAGGCTGACCCGGAGCAGGACCAGCGCCAACCGCTGCTTGCGTAGCCAGCGCGGGCAGATACTCCTCGGGGTTCTGGATGTCGAACGTTTCGAGCAGCCTCTTAAACAGCTCCACCTGCCCGGTGTAAGCCGCTTCCATAGTCTGTGCGAGGATCGTGGGATCTTCGCTGATCTGGGACAGCGCCTGGGCATACTGCACCAGCTGCGGATAGGTCTGCGCGGCCATCTGGGCCAGCGCTGTGAAGCTCTGCTTCTCTACCTCGCGATTCACCTGCGAGCTGGTCGCGGTCACAGCGACCCCATAGATCTCTTCGATGTCATGCACAGACCCGCTGAGGATCTGTCCCACCGCAACGCCGTCCTGCTCGCCCAAAGTCTGCACCGCGAGCGTCTTGTAGCGTGCATCGTCCTTGGATATTTGCACGAGGTTTTGAACGACACGCTTACCGATGTTCCCGAATGCGAGGCGGAGATTCGCCAGCACCATGTCGAACTTCTTGGCACCTTCGCTGAGAACGCTCAGGACGGTCGATGCGGGGGTTCTTCCTGGGAGGTTCGAGACGTTGCCCTGCTGCAGCTCAGAGACGCCTGTGCGCGCTTCGCTCCATTGCATGAAGCGGTCCATCAGCTGGAACATAGAGGGATAGACTTCTCCGAGCCTGACCTCTCCGATGCTCTCGTTGGGGCCGAGCAGCCAGATCTTGCCTGGGTGGATTGGTTCGTCTGGGGAGATGTTCGTTCCCAAAGGAGCCGAGTACATGCGGGAGTTCGCCACGAGCGTGTTGTCCACAGCCGCGTTCAGCAACCGGGTCATCGCGATCTGAGCCCACTCATCGGCCTCGACCACGCCCACGCCATAGAAGCCAAAGCCCGGGATATAGGGCACCGCCTCGAAGGGCCGTTCGCCGTGGAGGAACGGGTTGTGGGTAGCTCTCAGGATCGTGCCGCTCTCCTGATGCCACACCACCACGACATCCTCGTCAATCCCATCGCCATCCACATCGAACCGAGCCCATACCTCGAACAGCTCGATCTTCATGTCTTGGAAGGGGATAAACTCGTCTTCGCGCCGAACCTGCCGCTGCACCTCTTCGGGGTCGTCACGCTCCGAAAGCAACACAGTCTCGACGGCCTTCGGCTTGTAGTCGGGCTGGAAGGGCTCGTTAGCTTGGGCACGTTGCCGGAGCTGGCTTTTGGTCAGCTCAAAGCGATGTGCTACCCAAGGTGCTCCGCCGTCCTCGTCGGGGTCGATGTTCCAGGCGTAGGCGGGGATCCAGAAGTTATGCAGCGGAATGTGCTTGACCTGCGGGCGGAACCGGAGCTTTGTGGTCTTTACAATCTGACCAGTTTCATCATAGTCTTTGACCACCTTGAAATCGTGTTCAATGTAGTCTTTGTAGACACAGGTTCCCAGGATCACGAGATCCATGAGAGCGCGCATATTCACTTTGCGCATGCTCAGATCTCGGTGTTCCACGATCCCCAGAAACTCTTGGAAGGGTTTGGCGGAGTTCACCATATCCGACCGGATTGGCGTCACGCTCCAGAAGTTCTTCGGAACGTGCAGGGTCTGCATGAGGTCAGCATAGACCGGCTCGAAGTGGATCGAGCTGAGCGGGTACTCCAGATCCGACGCACCCACGAAGGGCACATCGCTGGTCCCATCTCCGATGACCCGCGCTCTATGCCTCATCATCAGATCGCGCCACTTGCGCTCTAGCTTGTTCCGATCTCCCTCGGTTTGATGGATCTCATTGCTGATCCACGACGAAAAAGCCACCTTTCGGCTCTTTCCCCACTGCACGCGCTCTAGGGACATTTTACTTGATCCGCTTTGGGGCCTTCAAACCTGAGTGCTGACGCACTCCGCTGGGAATATCGTTGCCGCGTGCGGTCGGAACCTTGGTGTTCTTGGTGTGCAGGTGCTTCGGGGTCTCGCCCCGATGCTCAGTTCCATCGCCACGCTTCACGCCTGCAGGTTGGGATTCAGAGCCGCCACCAGCGAAATCCATCGGGATCGCCGGGTTGGAGCCGCCCTGCTTATCTACCGTCTGCACGCCTGGGCCGATCTTCTCTGGGTGAGCCGAGCCTTTATCGCTCATGCTCTTGTGACCGTACTTGCGCATTATTTCGCCTTCTTCTTCGAGCTAACCTTCTTACCGTTGCTCGTGTGGTTGATAGGCTTCGTCGCCATTCCGGCGTTGTTGGGCTTGCCTTTACCGGGCATCGAGAAATACCTCTTTCTTGGGATCTACTAACGGACGGTCGCCCTCTTCGTAAGCTAAGCTTGAGGTCAACCATTTACGAGCAGTTGCAAGCCCTGCTGCATGGACATGCTCGAAGATCTCGTCATCGGGATCGGTGATCTCGTAGGCTTGCTCCGGGATCTCACGGTCATTCCAGATGAAGTCATCGACGTAGGTGAGAAGGTTGAGGTCACGCAGGAACTTCCGCGTGGTGCTCCTTCCCAGATAGCTGCGGATCACTACATCCACGCCTGCGCGTTGGCAGCTAGCCAGCAACAGGATTCGCTTGTACACTGGCCTGCGAGTTAGGATGCACACATCCATAACGAGGTGCGTTATCATATGCGGTCGTATTTGTCAGGGTTCCATTCACGAGTGACACGCTTCGAGCTGAAGCGTTCACGGATCTTTTGGGCGTAGGCTTTCTGGCGTCTACGCCATTCTGCTGTGCCTGTAATGGGGATGTCATCATCTTCCTCCCCGAGCATGTTGAGCATCTCCCAGCTGACTTTTTGGAAGCTGAGAGCGTCGAGGAGGTCCACGGTGCGATTGCCGATCTCGGGCGAGAAGTTGGTGTATTCCTCCAGAAAGTCCCGTTGGGATTTCCGGTGGAAGTAGAACAACCCTTTGCGGAAGTAGGGCTCTAGGCCTGTGATGCGCATCTTGCCTTTGTTGTCGGCTCCGCTGTGGTATTCGTAGATCGGGAGCTGGCCCATGCCAGCTTGGGTAGCGAGCAGTGTGAGGATTTCTGCCAACGCCATTTGGTACGCTACGCTCTCGATGATCACCCGCGTGGGCTTGTAGCGTTTGTAGAATTCGAGGATCTGCATCGCAACATCCGTAGGGCTGGTTCTCTTCGCCCATGCCTCCAGCAGAAACAGCTTGTGCCCGTTGGAGCCCACGACGGTGATGGCGCTGCGGGCTGCGGCGTTCCGCTCTGAGATCGCTGGATCAATGCTCATCAGGATCTGCATGTCGTGGAGGCGCTCGAAGGCGATCTCGCCCTCGTGGTTCCGGTAGCGGATCTGAGAGCGGTGCTCCAACTCGTACTCGTGCAGGAATTCCTCGCTGAAAGCAGTGAGTGCCCCTGCGGTCGGGTTCAACAGATACTGGGCATTGAAGAACGCAGGGTTATCCTCCCGCAGCTGATCCAACGTCTCCATATCGAAGACTTCGGGGAAGATCGCGCGCCCATCTTGGATGGCAGGGAAGCGGAAGATCGCCAGCTCTCCTTGCTGGATCAGGGCGATGTTCTGGACCTCGCCGTCAGGCAGCCTCAGCTGCCAGTTGTAGTGCTTGGGCTTCATCCCACGCCCGAACAGCTTCGCTACGTAGTCGTAGCAGTCTCCCGGCCACCAAGGCGTGCCAATGAAGGTGATGGGATCCTTCTTGGGCCTGGTGAGAAGCGGCTGAAGCCGGTCCACCCAGCGGTTGATCTTGTCGATCTCGCTGAAGGAGCCGGTGCGGGCGTTCTCAGCAGCGTCCTGCGAAATCAGATCATCCACGATCCACTCGTTCATGTGAACGCCCGTCACCGTGGCTCCTGTGCCCGCCGCCATCACGCTCGGGTTTACCGGGTTGGGTCGGCTCCTGCCGGGCAGGATGATGCGGCTCGCCTTCCAAACTGGCGCAGCATCAGTTGCCTTCTTCATCAACTCGGGGAACAGCGTATTCAGCAGCTGGTTGCTCTCTAGCTCGCTTTTCACGGTTGCGAGAAACGCGTCAGCGTTCTCTTGGCGCTCATTCGCAATCCCTGCAGACCACTCGACGTTGTTGATCAGCCGCTGGATTGTGCGGGCCTTTGTGATC